AGCGACAACTGCGGCTGATCAGGCTCCCAACACTCTGGACAGACCAAGATATTTACGTTCTTGGTCTTGATCACCAAAGACTTCAACTGACGAAGTTTGTACCGGAATCCGCACCGGTCGCACTCCGCAATCGCATTCTTGCCACTTGCAAACCGATTGGGCATTAGTATCCACCCAAGAAGCTCTCACGTGGCACAAACCGCACCGCCGCCTTCTCCCGATCCTCTCCTGCCGCAAGCTCCCACGCTTCGTCGTATTGAAGTTTAAGCATCGGCATCCGGGCATCCGCGCCGGGAATCTTCATGGAGAGCATATAGGCCAGCCCCGCCACCATGCAGGGTAGGAAGCGGAACGGGATATCCTGACCATTCACGCCGGTACCGGGGTCCGTCATACGCACAAGTCTGGTGTAGACCAGCGTCCAAGTCGTCGTGTTGTCAGGCTTCGGCCATACCGTAAATTGAGGTTTGATGACTTGCCCGGTCGCGTCTGTCGCGCCCGTACGCCGATTAATCCAAATCTGAATCGGGCGACCCGTCGCATTCTTGTTCGGGATGGAGAGGTAGGTACTGGATGAAATGCGCGTGATGTTGATGTCCTGCTGGTTCGTGCCAGAGCCAGTCCGAATCACGTGGTCCAAGAGGTCAACCGTATCGACATCCAGATCGTAGGTACCTTGGTTGTACGTCAGAGTCTTGGTATCAGTCTCCAGCGTCCAGAGGTTAATACCCCGGTTCGCCCAGTCCATGAGCAATAGACCAAGACTACGCTTGGCGGTACGGAAGTCGTAACCCGTCCGCAACTCCGCACCACAACGCTCAAAAGCCTCTTCGATGATCGTGTTGAGATCAAGATTGAAGTCCGTCGTGGCTGTCGTTTTGTAGGCCATTACTTCCTCGCTGTTACCACATCGTCACCCTTGGTGACGATAACGTGATCGCCTTCGACATCAACCCGCATCGGCTGCTCTTTACGATCCAGCTTGTCAAGCTTGGAGATCAACTCACGGATCACTGCAAACTCAGGCTTCTCTTCTTCCTTCTCCGTCGCTCCAGCGATGTTATTCAGCATGGAGATCAGGGCGGTCAGAGAGGCACCGAGCAGGCCCATTACAGCCGCAATCTTCTCGCCTTCCAGAGCAAGACTGGACAGAACACCGATCACTACGATCACCGTGATGTACTTCAGACCATCCTTACCGATGGCCTTGCCAGCAACTTCTTTTGCCGACGACCCAGCCTCAAGCCGATTCAACTCAGCCTGAACCTGCGCCTTGAACATCTCGATGTCGGTCGGTTCGGTCACTTCTTCAAACCCCGCAGGGTCTGTGCCAGACGCGCTCTCTGCCCCATTTTGCCGGGAGCCTTAGCAGCGGCGGCAAGCTTCTTAGCCGGGATTTTCTGCCCAGCCTTAACGCCCATAGCCGAACGCAGTGCGCCCGGCTTCTTGATTGCTTTCTGAATCCACTTCTCGGCCATGTCACATACCTCTACGTCTGTGTGGTCTTACTTTTTCTTTGATGCCTTTGGGCTGGGCGACGAACTGCTTGCCTTGAGCTTTGCCTCGCCTTTTGGCAGCCGTTGTACGAGCATACTCTTGAGGGCTGAGAGCTTTGATCGCAGCTTCTGGTAGATACCTTTCGCCTGTGTCAGAAGATCGTTTACCACTCTTCGTCCTCCATTTCTGCTGAGTCCAAGCCTTGAGCGACTGCTGTGGGGCTTTCATCCGCGATAGCCTCCGCCCTTGGCCTTATACTGTTTAGCCAGCAACTGCGCTTTTCTTGCGCTCCACTGCCCTGCGGCTGTACCCTGCGTGGCCCGGCCCTTAATGGATTCAAAGAGCCGCTTACGCATACCGGGCTTAGTGTAATTACCCGCCTCATTCACGCGGCTCTCGCCACCCTTGGCGAAAGTTTTAATGGGTCTTCCAGTGCCTATTACAGGCTTGCTATCCCCCCTGCGCTTTGCACGGGGGATCTTTTTTGCCGCTATAGCACCCATTCCACGTGAAGCCATCATACAAATTTGCCTCGGGTTCTACCGCGTTTGGCGATGCCGTCACCACGGACTTTGCCGCCTTTAGTCATGTACGTTTCTCGCTCTTTGGGCTTTTCTAGCTTAAAAGTGCCAAGCTTACGCCCCATGTTCTTGTAGGGCGGATTAGCCATGAACTCTTCCGTCGCCTTATCAAGCATCTTCTTGCGTTCTTCTTTGGTCTGGGAGTCGTACAACTTCCCTTTCCACTCAAAGGCCTCTTTGCCTTCTTGTCTTGCCTGCCTAAAAGCTTGTTTAAAAGTTTTATTAGGCGATTCAAACGCAGGGGGAGCTTCTTCGTATCCAACTGAACCGCCGCCCGCAAGTTTCTTAATTCGCGGTTTAGCTATGCGCGGCATACGGATCGAAGATGCCCCAAATCGGGACATCTTCTTTTTAAACATCCCTGCGGTGTACTTAGGGATGCGATCCATATTTAGATGATTCGGCCTTTGGTCTTGCCACGCTGAGCAATACCATCAGCACGCTTGGAAGCAGAAGAACGCGCCATACCGCCGCCAGCCATCTTCTTGACGCTGCCGCCACGATTCATGCCAGCCTCGCGCAATCTGCGACGAGCCTCTTCCGTGCCAACGCCAGCACCTTTGGCAACGCGCTCAACTTCGCGCTGACCGAAAAGATTACCGCCCGTCAAACGCTTGAACGGAGAAAGCACGCGGTCCATGTAACTGGAAGTCGGGTCATCGTAACGCCCCGTACCAACCTTAGCCGAACCCGGCTTACTTCCACGACCGCCAGAACGAGCGCCGCTTGAAGCGGGAGCTTCGACTTCCGTAGTCGTTTCAGTTTTTGTTACACGAGACGGAGCAGAGTCTTTGCTGCCACCGCCCATCTCTGCCTTGTACTTCTTACCCTTCCAAGTGAACTGTTCCTTATCCGGGTCGCGGCCTTCTCTTTTAGCCACAGCGCGTGCGGCTTTGAAGGCTTCGCTAAAGCTCATTTCAGACCCGCCACCACCGCCAGATTCGGCGTAGTTGGTCGGACCCCCCATTTCAAATTTCCGCATTTTACGTTTCATGATTGCCTCAATTAGCCGCAGTAGCCGCCGCCCATCATCTTGACCATCTTGCCCTTGGTCTTACCTTTGCTGGCAATACCATCGGCCTGACGACGGAAAGAGCCGGTAGAACCGCCTCCAGCCATCTTCTTCATACCTTTCTTCATGCCACGCATCTCAGCCATTTCGTGCTTTAGCATGGACTTCGGAGCGCCCTTCTTTTTCATAAAGGACACTTCTTTCTTCATCATTGCCTTGGACTCTTTCATTTAAATTGCCTCTAAATCATTTAGTGTTTTTGATTAGTTGGTCTATTTTCTGATCCAACTTCTCAAGCCGGTCAATCAGTTGCCTCATATCTTCTCGGACTTCGGCACGGGTGATGTGGTCACGCGCTACTTCTTCCCGAGTTTTATTTAGCAAAATGCCGAGTCTTTGTAACTCGGCAAACTTCTCCTTAACCACAAAACTCAATATCGCCACGATTCCCGTGAGAACCATGTTCCAAACGAGCATTTCCATGATTTAACAGTTCCATGCTCGCAAGGATTTATTGATTCGGCTGTTAGGATCATTCGCAGTCTTGGCGCTCGTAAGCTTCTTTTTCATCCCCGACATCCGGGCACAAAATGATTTCTTACGAGGCCCGCCTTNNTTCAATCCACCGGCAGGGTTTTTGCCTTCTTTGCGCTGCCATGCCGGGGTTTTAGCCATAAATCACCATCGTTGAGACGACGGCTGACGGGACGATGTAGATATTGGACTGGAAAAGCAGTCCTTCGCCCGGTAGCAGCATGTAATCCGGGGCGCTAGAACTTGCCTTGGTATTCACCACAATCTTGGTGGCACCGCTTGCCCCGCCATCGATAAACGTCACCGTACCGGCAGTCGTATCAGGGACGATATAAATCGCCTTAACACGGGCGCGACCAATAACAAGGCTATTCTGGTCCAGCATCTGGCCCGCATCGGTGCGGACCTTACTGGCTAAGACATCTGTTTGCATTGCCATTCTGACTCTCCTGTAATGGAAGAAGGGGGCTTACGCCCCCTCGCAAAATCTTACAGAGTCAGGCTGGTGTACAGCGGAATGTACTTAGTCGTGGCTCCGATCTTAACCGGGATGTAGCCCAACTGAGACGAACCTACAACGCCCGAAGTCACGCTGCCCGTCGTCAGAATGGTGGTGCCGATAACGAGAGTGTCCGACTGAAAACCGTTCTGAGAAACGACCGGGCCGGAAAAAGTAGTAGTACCCATTTTAAAAATACCTCACATGCGAGTTGTGCTTATCAGTCTGCATGTCGTCAGTCGGGGTCTGTCTGATAAGCAAAATTTCCCGATGAACGACTGTATATCACCAAAAAAGAGGGGCCACAAGTCTAGGGAGAATCTTGTGACCCCTCAGTTCCAGCTAGCTCACCAGAAAGCTATCAGGACGAACCCGGCGAACCGAACATGCCGAGCGGATCCGACCAGCCGAAGCTATAACGCTCGCGGCTCTTGTACCGGACGTTGCCGGTGTCGAAATCTCCGTCCATGCTGTTCTGGAGCGGGGTACGAACGAAGTGCTTCATGCCGTTCGGAACGTCCGTGGTCAGGAACCACGCATTCGTGTCGGTCAAGAAGTGGTTCACCGTGTAGCCACCGGGAATCGACCCCATCGCCTTCAGAGCGTTGATGTCGTTATCCGCAGTCGCCACGCGGAGTTCCGTGTCGAGGAGACGCTTGGCAGTGAACATCAATGCCGGGGGCACGATGAGCTTACCGGGCTTCGCCGCGATGAGGAGGCCACGTTCGTCGGTCCAACCAGCGATCTGAATAACCGCCGCCTCAAGCGAAGTCTCGTTGAGGTCAGAAGCCGTCAGACGGTTGCTGTTGGTGCCACCCGAAACCAGCGGATGCGAGGCCGAGAACAACGCCTGACCGTCACCGCCCGTGTAGGACGAGGAGAAGCCGTTGTTAAGGACCGAAGCCGCCT